ATTTATATTTGTCTGATATCTATCTCAGATTATACTTCTATACATCTTATGGAAGATGGTAGTGAGATAATCGAGCTTTCAATATATCTTCGATCAAACGAGAAAGTCCTTCTGTTTTGAAACCATCTAAAATGGCTTTACAATGTAGTCCAGGGTATTTCAAAATGAAATTGTTCTTAGCTGTGTAGTATTGACGAGTCGTCAACATCTTATACACGTCTCTAGACATGGTGAAATCCCTACAATTTGAAGTGAATGACCACTTAGAGCAAAAATCGACTTAAGTCCAATGTCCGACTAATATATCCTTGATACATTGTCCTAGACCTATTGGAGCTTAATTTTATTTTTATGCACAAGCTAATGCTCTAATGGCTTCCTTAATCAATTTGGTGTATCTTGGATGGCAAAGGATTACTACATCATCTCCTGAAGCTCTAACTTTACAAAATTTTGAGTTCCATGGTTTGTTGATGACAAAAGAAATGTAGTAATAAGCATAACAAATGCTTCGAAGAGTGTTTCCAAGAGTAGTTTTAGTTGGATGACCACTGAAAGTTGTTCCGTTGATCTTGTTATATATAAAATTTGACTATATGAATAATCGATCATTTCCATTTTATATACTACGAGCGTGATCTCTAGTCCAAACTGCCCAAACTTTTTAGGGCCAAGTACGATGTTTGACTTCTGGTATTCTAGTGAAGCAATAGTTGATATTACTGTTTGCTGCTTTCACTAATTATGCTGCATATTGATCTGGAGTCTTAGAACACAAATTAGGAAATTTGTCAACACAAGTTTTCATCAATGCAGAAATAGCAGGTTGGATCATTTACATGAATTTGTTATCAACAATATTCATAACGTGATAATTTTGAGTCGAATCGAAACCTGAACCATCCAAACATATCGATTACCAATCGCTGGGCACATCATCACTGAAACTGGAGACTATCTAGTCTTTAGTCATTCCTTGAACGAAAGCAGGAATACATTTTTTCAAAGGAGCCCAAAAACAAGCCTGAATCAAAGTCAACAATCCACACATACTAGTTGAAGGAACCATAATGTTTCTAGGTCTATCGCTTCTTCCTTTCAAGAATCCATCTTCACTAGTAACGTCTTTTCCATAATAGACTTATCCAGCTTTAACCATTGTCAGAAAACTACCTGAATGAATTGGAATTTATCCATGCAACTGCTGTACAACTGTACTTCCATATTTTATTTTCTTACCGTCTGAGAATTAGGTTTTATCTTTCAATATTTGAAATGGATCAAATTATTT